GCCAGCGACTATCGCCCCAGTAGAGGTTGATGTTGAGACAATCTATCGTATTGTTGCCTTCTGGTAACGCAGAGAAGGCGATAGTTTCTACACCGATAGTGGTGGTGTAAGTTTGAAGAACCCGCCGACAACCAGTGTCTTGTACTGTGTGACCACGGGCATCATTGATGTAAGAAGTTAATTCGGCATCAGTCCAAAAGTTGCCATTAACGTCATGCAACAACCGCCTGGTTTCGGTTATGTACTCGTTTAAGGTGGGCATACATATCCATGTTTAGTGAGATTGGACTTTTGCCACGCCTTTGCCCTTGGTTTTTACTTCAGGCATTGGCGCGGCTACTCGTTCCACCACCGGGGCTGACAAGTGGACTGTTTTGCGTGACTCGGTAGCAAAGGTAATCTGAGCTAGGCGATCTTTTGCACGCTGTAGATCAGTATTAGTCTTCATCCAACCGAGTCGCACAAAGTACGGCTCTTTATTGTCAACGCCATAACCGAAAATATGCTTTGCGGCCCCTTCTGAAATCTCCACTTCCTCGCCAGTTCCAAAAGAGTATTCCACTCCCTCAAACCTGCCAGTTGCGGGAATCCCATGATTGGTCACAAAGATATTTTTACTCATAGCGTAACAATATCTCCATAGATCGAGACATCACAAGTGACTCCCGATGCGGCTGCATTAACGTTGAAATAAAGCGCAGGAGAGGTAAACACATTTGCGTTGGCTGCGGCAGACATCGTTAGATTGACATAAGCGGAGGTGCTACTACCGCCAGCAATGTTTTGAGTGTCTGCTACGTCCGTCCCGCCTGCCGCAGTGGAGGTATGCACCCCTACGTTGGCTGCGGAACCGTTACCAGAAAAGTTACTTAGAGTAACTTGACGCACAATGTACTTAGTGCCGTCCTGCATCGAAACGACCGTATCACCAGCCGTACCAAGAGATTGGTTCGGAAGATGACCCAGCCGCTTGTACCCGAATCCATCCGGGTATTCGCGTCCTACGGCATTAGCGTCCATTGTTTCTCCTTACGCAGCGTAGGTTTCAGGGGCGTTTTCACCACCGTTAACGCCAATGAGCGTGACATCTGCATTGCTGCTGGCGTGCTTAACAAACACGTTAACGCCATCAGACATGATCATTCCACCAGTGTTATTGGCAAGAATGGTCGAGTTAGCAGAGCCAGTGTTGGCAACCACGGTAACGTTGGCGGCAGGCACCATCAGGTAGATACCAGCAGGAACCACAGTGCCATTGCCAGTGTTGATGGCATTGACAATAGAGGTCTGAAAGTAAGCACCATCGGTATTGCTAGTTGCGCCAGCAAGGATGATTTTATTCGTTGCGAGTGACATGTCTATTTCTCCTTAAAGTGTCAGATAGTTGTAGCCAGTCACCTTCGTCATCGACTTAGGCTTAGTGCTGACCATCTCTGCGATCATCAACACGGCACCAACATAGCCGATTTGGAAGTTCGGAAGGGTGGACTCAAACCCGGTAAACGCAAACGATGCCTGCTCATGGATGTACATGGACAGGTAGTTAGTGTTCAACAGGTAGAGAGTTCCTTCCGGGCAGTAAGGATCAGGATAGATGGGCACACCAGCAACCATCAGGGCGCGGAAAGCAGCCTGGGGGCCATTGGCATCACCATCAAAACCCGAACCCGGTGTGATCATGTACTGCTCTTGACCGACGTAATCTTGGGCCAGAAGCGTCCAAGTACCGAATCCACAGACACCAAAGGTCGGCACTTCAGCACAGTTCTTCACGGTGCCAGAGATGTACTGGAGCACATTCTGACGAGTGGGGTTCACTGAGCCAGCAGCATACTCTTTGGACTGCCACCAGCTATAAGCTGAACGGCTGATGCCACCGTAGGTGCCAGACGAGTCAACAGCGATGGGCAAGCCCGTAAACTGTTGGGTGTTTGTTTCGTTTGTGTACAACGAAGTTGCCATGGCATCCATCATCACGTTGGTCGCATCGTTCATGCGAGCCTCAATGAGGGGGATGATTGCGTAGTCTTGCTGTACGGCACCTTCCATTCCGAGGAACGGGACTGGGCTGACCAGCAGCTTCAGGTTGAACTCGGCGTTATAGGCACCTTGCTGCACTGAAGGTTGTGCAAACGAACCAGAGTAATCAGACCACTGGGCGTTTACGAATTGAGAACCCTGGACAGGCACCGTCACCGACGACACACCGCCAGAGGCGGTTTGACTATTGGCGATCAATGCTGCCATGAGGGGCGTAGAGTTGTAAATCTGCACAACCATCTTGGGAATAAATGCACGGCGCGTGACGTAAGTCAGTTCCGTGTATTGTTGACTCCCAGTGGCCGGGATTATTCCACCGCCAATAGGCATAACGATCTCCTAAAAAAAGCCCCTAAACCAATAGAATCACAGGCCGATTGGCTTGGGATTCTTCCTAAACTCATTTAATGCTGCATGTGCCGCATCCCGTGCTGCACCAACAGGATTCTTCATAAAGTCAGACGTATTGAAACGTGACATGACCGGCTGAGGAAACTGGCTGGGCGTGGGAGCAGACATTTGCTGCATCCATTTGTGATACTCAGCAGCCGTTTCATGGTTGGCAATGCCTTTCTCGACCATTAACTTTTCGATAGCGGCAATATCGTCATCCGACTCAGCCAGGTTCTTCTTCATCAAAGCGGAACGGCGACGCTCAAGTTCTTCTCTAGCCTCTTTCTGACGCAGTTTGGCTTCCAAGGACTCGACTCGTTTGTTTGCTTGCTCAAGAACTTCATTGGTGCGCTCTTCAATCTCAATCTCAGGGATTGGTACATCAGGTCGCACTTGCTTGGTCAGTTGAAGGAATTGCTTGCGGGTCTTTGGGTCTTCAGCCAATGACTTAGCCAAAGCTGCCAATTCCGCTTGCGCTTCTACTGAAAGATTTTCTAAAGACATAAGTTAGCCCCTTTCTTGGTCTTAGATAACTTTCTTGGTATCTCCGGGTTTGGAGAGAGTCATTTTGTTCTTCGGCCCAGTTTTGGCTGCATTGGTGAGTCCACCAAATTCGGCAAAGCGAGGAGTGTTAACAATCTGACCATTTTGCTGGGTGTTGTCGGTAGGACGGCGGGGAGCCAGATTACCGCGAGGCTTGAAAAGTTCCATTTGGAAGCTCCTATATAGGCATGACAGGTTGTTGCGTACCGGGTACTGGTGCCTGTGCTACAGCTCTAGCTTCAGGCGTGGCACCACCCGCCTGCGGAAGCGTTTGAATCAAATTCATAATCTCGGCTGGCATGAGTTGGCGAGTATCACTCTCGCGCTCACCAAACTTGGCAGTGATCTTGCCGACCACATCTTGCAGGGCCATGCCCTCTTCCGACTGCATCCCAAAGGTTTGCAATGCAGACTGAAGCATGTCCAGAGCCATCATCACGTTGAGTCTTGCCTGCTCCATGTTCCCAGCCTGGGGTTCAGGCGTACTCATAGGGCTTGGCATTGGGGGAGTGTCGGCACCTTGCTCAGAAGGTGGCGGGGTGGGCATGTCTTCAGCAGCCATACCTTGCTCAGTCTTGAGCATGTCCATCATTTGCTTGTTTGAAACAGCCATAGAGTGTCCTGTTCCTATGATGTTCGGATTGTCAATACATTAAAACTATCGTGTCAACCAAAAAAAAGTGGGTGCTAACATTTTCCCCACTTATTATTTACGCGTGTATCGCCCGTAACTGGCCTTTGGCATGTTGGTTCTCTGGGCTTGGCGGGTATATCCGACCCTTCCCATGCCCCTGTCTTCGGTTTTGAGTTGGCTTTCAGTCATGCGGGGCTGATCACCACCACGGATGTTGCCTTCAGGTTGTCCAGCAGCCATTTTATGCTCCTTCTTGGGTTAAAGCGGGGCCAGCATCGACTGGCTGCGCTGTAGATTGCGGGATTGCAGGCGATGCAGGGGTTTCTTGCACCTGGGTAGCCTGTTTCTTGAGGTCTTCCAGTAGCAATTGGCGCATCGGGGGGTCAAGCATCTCAATAAGACGCTCTTTGCTGATGGTTCCAGCCGAGTAGAGGCTAAATGCCAGTTCTCTTTGGTCTTCCATGAAGATGGGGCTGTTAGAGTGAGCGTCCACTTTCACTGTGAAGTCCTCTGTGAACTGCTTGGCGATGAACTTGTTACCCATTGTATCGGTGTAAACAGTGTCATCGTAGACCATCATTATCTTCAGATAGAGGGTTGCGAGCTTCTCCAAGGCTGATTCCACCACCAGAGCACGCTTTTTAGCGCGAGATGAGCCGAGTCGAGCCAGTTGAGAGGCATGTCCAGCACTTCTAACGCCACTTTCACCCCGGCCTTGCAGAACAGAAACGATACCTGAAGCCTCTGCGAACATAGCGTCGATCTCAGCAATCTCACGAAAAATGTCATTTGGGATGTCTGGAGTGAACTGTTCGACCTTGGCATTGGGCATATCGGTAGCCAGAAGGCCAGCCGCACGCTGCAAAGCAAAGGTTTTCTCATCCAAAATCCCGTTAAATCCCATCAAAGCGGTGGGAGGATTGACCTGTTTGTCAAGCAATTCAAGTATTTGAGTGGTTCTTTTGTTCCTCATGTCTTGCAGGAAGATCAATCTTTGAACCTCTGACTGCCCCCAGTAGTAGTCATACTGCGGATTGGGCGCAATCTGCACAAAAGGCACCTCACCCTTCAGGAACATGCTCTCAGAGGGTCTGTCGTAGATCACAACGTCTGGATCAGCGATAGTGACGCACATGTAGTCACCAACCTCATCGTCGTATATCCAAAGCTCCCGCATCTTGACCGTTTCCTCAGCCAGCATGGGCACATAGCGGTTAATGCCAGCCAAATTGAGGTTGATATTGCCGTAGATGGTTGGATTGGTAGCAGAAGTAATCACCCGGTCAATGCCTTGGGCATCTGGACGAGTTTGTTGCTCAGAAAAAGTGATGCGCTGCAACAATTCATCTCTTTTTGGGTGGCTATAGAGGCGTGAGAGCAATTCGCTCTTGGTCATGTAGTAGATCTGCACCATGGCCTCTTGGCGGTCTGTGTAGGGTACGTCTTCACGCAAAACACCCATCACAGAAGGCTCCACCATGTATGGATGGATGCCATTTCGCCAGATTGGTTTGACAAATGTTGAGTTGTAGCAGAAAGACCAGTTAAGGGCTTGGTCAAACACCTGATCGGCGTTGGAATTGAGCCAGTAATCGTAGAGTCCCTTGGTCAACGAGGGCACCATCTGCTGATAGTGGTCAGGTTGCGATGCACCAATGTTGATAGAGAAGCGGGTGGAGTCTGCCGCGTACATAAAGGCCGAGAGCTGGTCGATATGCGGGAAGATTTTGTTGTACTGGGCGGGAGCCTGTTCTGGGCCAGCACCAAAGAGGTAGTAGGCACGCAGGGAGTCGTACTCGGTGCGTCTTGCGTCAATCGACACCATGCATTTCTGCATGACATCTATGTAGAACATCTCTCGCTGTAGTGGGTCGCTAGGTATTCTCATTTGTCAATCTTCAGGTTTTGATGGTCGGCAATGTAACTGCCGATGCGTGGCCCCGATAGTCTTGAACTTTCCTTAACGGCACCGATTCCAGAGACATTTTCACCGGCTACGGAGCGTAGGTTAAACCCGCCCAGGTCGCCAGCGTTGCCCCAGCGAGGCGCAAATGGGTTTTGAGGCGTTTCTTTGGCAAAACGCGGTGGTTGAGCCTCGCCTTCCTTCACCGACTTAATATCGCCCATCTTAAAATCCAATGCCAGTTGGTTTAAAGTTTTGTCACTGCCCTTGGTGCGATCACCGATCATCCCAACAGGCTGCAAGAAAACCACCTGAACATCCGTGCATCCGTGAGGACACACTGCCTTTGTAGACTCAAAATATCCGTGTGCCGGACACTTGTAATCGTTAAGTACGCCCATACTAGCCCCTTTTTTTATCTAAGTCATCAAGTCTTGGTTGAGAAAAGTCATATTTGTTAGTAAGCCCTAACTTCATCTTGAACCCATCACCTGTTCTTTCGATGCCCATGGAGCGTTTCATAACGGGCTTGGGTTTAGGGTGAAATCCAATGAATTTGCGCCCCAAGATGTCTATACGCGGCCCTGCTTCGCCCCT